GAAGCCACTGACCACGAAAGCGTGGCATTAGCTAAAGGCAAGAGGACGTTCGTCATGCAACAAAACCAATGGTGAAAGAACCAGCGACGGTTTCAGTCATTCGTTTGAACTCTTGGCCATATTGTGTGGCCTCAAGCCCCTTGCCATATACCTTGCCGTCTGTGGCACCAATTTGAATGCCCATCTGCGCAAGTTGAATGGCAATAATATGTGCAGCGAGATGTTTTACGGCACGATCAGTTTGATCTCCAAAAACATCTTCACTAGCATCCGCTGTAGCTTCAGTAATTGCCCCGTTTACGATTCCCGATGGATGGGGCGTAAATTCAGGGAAACGATCAAGGAAAGTTGCATAAGTAACAGTCATGGTCAAGCCCTTCCTGCCTTAATTGCTTCTTGACGTTTTACGATGGCATTACGAACCCTCACGCGGCCTTCGATTTTCTTCCATGACGCTAGTTGATCTAGATCATGAATAAGTTCAATGGTCCGAGAGGCTTCAATGATGGGGAGATTAGCAAGGGTTTGCACGTCATGAGGAATGGTTTCCACAGTCGGCTGTTCCCTTACTTCTTCAATGGCACCAATGGTCATCAATCGCTTAACGGTTGAATTGTCACGGGCTTTCTTCCATTGATCTTCTGGCACTCCTTGGTTAAGACCAGGCGCCAGTTGAATCATCCCTCCATCGGTGATAATGCCGAAGCCACCTTCACGAGGCGGATTTTCAAGCTCAGGGCGATAAGCAATTAACATTTTGTGTTCAATTAGAACTGTTGATTAGCTTAACGCCCATTGCTTGTCTAGGCTCAAGCCGAAGCTTGAACGTAGATGACGCTCTTGGGGTAGTACAGAGCCACACCACCCACGCGAGCGTGAGCAGGAACAATGAACTCAAGACCGCGCTGCTGGGGCGGGAAAAGCTCCAGGGGTTGGGGGATGTGCAGTTGCACTTTCTCAGGGTCACGCTTGTACACAACCATGCGGCTAGTGTTCAGGCGGCCAGAGTTTTTGCCCTTGGTCAGTTGGTTGATTGGCTCAACGTTACGGATGTAGGGGCTGGTGCGGAGGAAATACTCAAGCACAGTCACGTCCGAAGAATCGGAGTTGCGAGTGGTGCTGATCTTGTTGTAGTCCTCGTAAGGCAACAGGATGGTGTCGGGCTGCTCCTTCATGTTGGAAGCGTTGATGATGGCGCTAACGCCATAGTTCAACAGCTCCAGCATTTCCTGGGCAGTGATACCAACAGTGGTGAACCACTTATCAGCAGCAATAATATCAACAGTGGAGTTGTTGAAGAAACCAGCCAGTCCAACGGTGGATAGACCGAACATAGCAACATCTTCAACCTTCTCTTCGTAAGCGCGACGAACGGCAGAAGCGCGACGTTGCTCAAGAGCAATGTTTGCCATTTGAGCGGCACGCAGTTCCTGCACGGTGTAGCCAAAGCTACCGCCGAACGAACGGATGTTGATGCTCTTCTCCACTTGGCTGATATCGGCACGGGGCAGATCATCAGCAGCGTCCGCAATCAGCTTGAACTCTCCAGTGGAGTCCATGATGCGGTAGGTGAAGGTTTGTGCGCCAGGACCAGCTTCGCTAGTTACAGGCAGCAGAGTGGGGTACTTGATGTCGGCATAAGTGACTTCAAATACTTGGGGGCGGATGAACTCAAGCTGACGCTCAAGAAACAGGCCCGCTTCGTCCATGCGAAAATCAGACATTAGTAGGGCCTCCTATCAAGAATCAGCGGAGAGAGTGAAGCTAGGACCATTCAGTTCCAAGATCGCCAGTCCGCTACCAGTGGTAGAAGAAAGGAAACGAGCGTTGGAAAGACGAACGGTTTTGCCAGAAGCAAAGGCATGGCTGAATTGACCAGCTTTGCCAGTGCCGCTTGCTGAGAACAGCACGCGAACCACAGACGAAGGATTGACAGCGCCAGTCACATAGACAGCCACTGCGCCTTCGTTAGCAACGTTCAGCACTTGATCAATCTTTACGCCAGGACGGTTGTCGCTATTAAGCGCAGTTTCGTCAACGTAGGTGAGCACGTTGATGCCAACTACGGTGTCGCCGCTAGCAGAAAGGGTTTTAGCAGAGTTGGCAACGGTGCCAGCAGAGTTGTACACTTGTACATCACCGAAAGGCAGAACAACTGCAGTTTCGTTGATATAGGTGCCAATGGTGTTGTCGCGAATATCAGAGAGTTGGCCTTCCAGAAGCGCAGCGTGAACGAGAGCATAGCTCTGTTGCACACCACCAGCGGAAGCGGTCCCTGACGTGGTAAAAGTTACGGCCATGGGTCAGCGCTCCTTAGAGACGGAGAGAGGGGATTTCCAAGCGTTCTGCAGCTTGTCCATATAGGACGAAGGAGCAGACATTGGGGAAGCAATGGAAGCAACAGCTTTACGCAGATCTTCCGTAGCAGCAGAATCACCACGAGGGGCAGATTCGGCCAAGGTGTCGAACATCGCAGTCACATAATCATCGGAGCGTTCCGACAGATCAGCATCACCACGAACAGCCTTAATGGAAGCTTCCATGATTTCACGAGCAGAAAGGCCCGCGAAGTCAAAAGCGGAGTCAAGGGAAGTACGAGCTTTGTCGATTAGCGCAATGCGCTCTTCAACAAGGCTGTCAACATTCACTTGCTTGGCAGTCTCAAGGTCAGTCTTGAGGCTTTCCACTTCTTCGGCAAGGGCATCGGCCCGCCCTTCGGCAGAGTCGCACTTACCTTTCATTTCTTTTTGCATGGCGTCCATTTCTTCCTTCATTTTGGAAGCTTCAGCCATGGCATCTTCATACTTGCGCTTCATATCGGCGTAGCTGCCTTTTGCGTCATCGCGCTCGGCAGAGATCGCGGCGGCCAGGGCCGGATCAGCCTCAAAGGAAACGCCATCGAACGCAATGTTTGCGGCCATAATGACTCCTGTTGAGTGGTTGATTAAATCGTTAACAGCGGCATCCGCTGAATCAAGCATGAGGCGAACTTGTGCCCCACCTCTAGCTCTGTTGACAATTGCCACATGATTTCCACGAATATTTTTCTGAATGCCATCGTAATGTTGGCCATCAGAAGTGATTCCTGGTTCTGGAGAGTAGTCAACTTTGTAACCACATGACACTTCACGCACGTTTCCGCGCATGATTTCGTCAATGGTTTCTTTGTCAGTTACCGTCAGAGTGGATTCAACAAAGCCTTCGGAATACGAAACATCTGCACTGGTAAAACCCACTGCATAGTCTTTTGTATTAGATGCGTCCAAGAGTACTGGTGGGTGCTCTTTTGTTACGCATTTTTCCCTGAAGCTATCCAAGGCTGCGTCAGCAGCCACTTCTTCTTCTGGTCTGTACTCCAAGCGGATACCACCACTTGCATCCGTGTACGACTGAATACCAGTGCGAGCAATTCGCGCTTTTACGCGCAAATATCCCTCATCCGTGAACTCATAGTTCTGGATGGCTGATACGTCGTAACGGAAACAATTGAGTGAATCCATGTACTAAATGTAACGGACATGCTAAGCTAAGTCTTGATTCTTATGCAGTTCAGACTGAGATGGCGGACCGGTGGCACTATGTTTATTACTCGTACGAGCAGTGGGGTCGAGGTTATATCGGGCGTCGATCATCAAAAGTGCCCCCAAGTGTTGATCCGTACATGGGAAGCTTCCGCGATAAAACATTTACTCCAACTAAAAAAATCGTTCTAGCTGAATTTGATTCCATGGAAGAGGCTGTTCAATGCGAAATTAGTTTGCACACTTTTTTCGCTGTTGACAGTAATCCCCATTTTGCAAATCAATCGAGGCAAACTTCAGCGGGTTTTTCCTATACAGGCGGATGCTCAACGCCTAGAACAAAGGAGCAGCGTCAAGCGATGAGCGACGTGGCACGAGCTACCTGGCAAGACCCTGAGCAGCGCCAAAAAATGTTAATAGCACTTCGGAAGCGTTCAGATTCCGAAACTTGGAGGCAGGCTCATCTTCTTGCCAAGCAGTCTCCAGAATACAGAGAGAGAATGTCACTGATGGCTAGGCAGCGATGGGAGGACGAAGACTTCAAAAGTGAGCAAATAGCAAAAATAAAGAAAATGTCTTTAGACGAGCACTGGCAAAAACGTCACCTTGAAGGCTGCAAAAAAAATAAAAAATATTTATACACATTGACTTCACCAAACGGAGAAAGCATTCAAGTCGAAAGCTTGCGTTTGTTCTGTATTGAGAACGGATTAGACCAGGAGCAGATCAGACGAATCGCAGTCGGGCAGTGGAAAACACATCGCGGCTGGAAAGCGGAGCGACAGGCCCTGTGACGTACGTTGATAATGTAAACTCTCTCAAGTTATCCAGTTACGAGGCTCGTCTTTTGATTGCAGACAGAATCAAACAACTAAGGATCAATAGTGGTCTCTCTCAAAATGATGTCGCAAAGTGTATACATGTAAGCCAAAGCACTTACTCAAGGATGGAAAGAGGAATCTTGTCTCCAGACTGCGCACAAATTAGAGTGATTAGCGGATTGTACGAGGCTTCGATTTTATGGCTACTGGGAGTGCCAAGTTATATCATTAAAGCCACCAACAACTAAGTCATCAAAACATGACTGCCCATCGTGTTGTATTCTTAGCTCTATTTTTCAGCTTTCTATTTTGTACCTCCTCGGTTATCCTACGTTTGTGGTTTCCGCAGTAGACAATTAGTCATCATCATCGTCGCATTCGCCACGAATGTCAGCAAGCTGATCCTCAAGATTGTCCATAATATATGCCTTTGCCATTGCTTCCACTTCAAAAGTTAGGAACTTTGTAGGCTCAAAATAGTCATGAGGCTTATCGTAATAACTAACCACAAAGATGTGTGTTTCGTCAAGGCGACCATTTTTAAAATGCTGCTCTTCAACTAGACGCCACTGTGAAGTATCACGATGCTCATTTGCGGAAAGAATCGCTAGCGATTTCATCACGCCAATGCCTTCTTCTTCTTCTTCAATGACCCGCACGTATTCGCTCATTGTTTTGATTGGCGACTTTCAACCATCTTAATGATGCGAGACGCCCATGACCTACCCGCGTCTCCTCCCCAGAGCAACCAGGCCGTTCGACCAGCATCTCCCTCTGGCCCGCTTTTGTTCTTTTCGTGCCGAGAGAAAAACGCGGACATTCGCTTGATAGTTTCAAAGCTCACTGCTTCTCCATTCGCCAAACTTGTCGCCCTGGCTACTCCGCTGCCAATGCCCTGTTTGCCAGCTTCCTGCGTGGTCAGGCCGCCTTTGCCATGCTTCTTGCGCAGTTCTAAGCCGCGACGCGCTGCGGCCCGTACGGACGATGGCGGGGAGAATGATTCGGAGTCCCCTCGATCAGTCTCCTCCTCTTCCTCTTCTTCTTCCATTGCTTCTTCTTCCTGCAACACTTGACGAATGAACGCTTTCATATACTCCTCGCTTGCATCCTTTTTAGGAAGACTCATGCCCGCTTGGCTAAGAGCAATGGCAACGGCTTGCTTGTAATTAGAAACGGGATTGCCGCCGCTAGTCAGCTTGCCAGCCTTAAATTCACGCAACACCTTGGCAATTTTTGCCTGCTTTGCTTTTTTTGTTTTAGGTTTTGCCGCGTCATTATGATCTTCCATTGTCAGCTCTTTAATAGCAGCAACTATTATTTTGTCACTGCAAATACCAAATCATCATAACGTCCCTTGATACCACGCAGGTCAATCTCTTCAAAGGCAAACTCTTCTGGCACGTGATGTTTCAAGGAATTAAACCAATCAGGACTCTGCACGTCCTCAATCACTGCCATGCCACCTTGAGCAAGCAATGGAAGGTATAGGGAGAGAAATTTGCATTGACTTTCCAGCGTATGAGGGCCATCATCAATTATGAAATCAATGCCTTTAGGCGCTAGCCCTTTCACCTTTGCAGCAGCCTCTGCGGTGTAGGCATCTTCAAAAATAAGTTTGGAGCGCTTCAAGTCAAGATGCTCACGAATCTTGGGGTGGATGGCGTCAACATTGTCCAAATAGATAAAATTTGCCTTGGGCAAGTAGTCCTGCCATAGCAGCATTGAACCACCATATTGAATGCCAACTTCTGCAATGGTTGCAGGCTTGTCAGTCAATGGCGAAAGAAATTGCTCATACATTTCAATGTACGAATGGAAGGTGTCC